TCATAATCTCCGCCAGCCTTAACTGCGAATCCTGCACTTGCGATCAATGGAGCTGTTACTCCTTTGGTCAGTGTCCCTCCAAAGTCAGAAACTTTCTTGCCAAATTTTTGGATGTTGTCTCCACTTTTAACAAGATTCTTCCCGAAGTTTTCCATTTTTCCAAAAAAGCTATTTTCACGTCCAACAGCTTTCAAGGCTTGCTCAACTTTGTAGAGTTGTCCTTCCATTGCTGATAATTTTGCATTTTCTCGCTCAATATCAGCAGCAGCTTTGTCAAATTTAGCAGATCCAGGATCGAGCTTGTCGAAGTTCTGCTTCATTTGATCGAGTACTTTCTTCTGTGCTTCAATGGCCTGTCCTAAAGACTTATATTTTGCTTTGAGGAGTTCAGTACTCTTACCATTGTTTTTTAATGTGCTATCGAGCGCTTTGACATTGTTTTGGAAATACTTCACAGCGTTCTTTGCACTCGTTAAGCTAGGATTGAACTTTGACACGTCCAGCCCTAGTTCGATATACATTTGTCCTAGTGGCGTTCCACCTGCCATTTTTCCTCCTTTTACAAACAAAAAAAGCCCAAAGAGGCTTTATGCTTCCATTTCTCCAAAAATGTCAGCTAGATCTAAAGACGCATTTTCGGTTTGATCTTTATCAAGATCAATAATTCCGATCAGATCTTCCCAGCTTAATTCCATCACATCATGGACATTAATGTTATATGGTCCATCAGCAACTTCCTTAACGAATTTGTAGAAACGTTTTAATGCATTTTTAGGATCTATTTTTTCCCCTTTGGGTCCACATCACCCACAAGATGAGCATAAATTTCTGTGAACACTTCAATGATTTTTGCAAAATCAGTATGTTCTAGCAATTGCTCTACTGTCACATTTTCAAATAGTGAGGCGATGAATCCTAATTGTTGATCCAATTTTTCGACTTCTGTCTTGTCTGATGTGAGTGAGTCGTTCAATACAAGGTAATCACGATAATCACGAGTAGTAATTTCTTTACTAGAGTAAAGTACATCTTCTCCAGCTTCGTTCTTCATGGTAAATGTAATTTTTGACATTGTTTGCCTTTCTATAATTAAAAAAGCACCGAATGGTGCTTATTTCATTTTGTCCAAATTTTATTTAAAAATTCAATTTTATTAACATCATTATTAGAATTATCTTTGTTCATCGCATAGACTATTGCGATAGTTGCCTTTCCTCCAGCTCTAATCACAACACTTTTTTTAGATTGGACTGCGACAGTGTCGTCATTAGTGATAACTGAGTCGTATGCGAGATAATTTCCTTTATCATCACTTACAAGCATTTTCCCTGGATTGATTTCAATGTTTGAAGAATCATTATTGGTAATAACCAAAGTTACTGTAACTGGTATAAAACTATTAGAGTCATGCTCCATTGCCAGCATTCCAGAGGTTTGTTTTTTGGGTTCATTGACTGTGATTTGAGTTTTGTCAAATAGAACTCCGTCCCCAAATTTGTAGCTACTCAATGAATTCATCCCAAGAACGAAATCATTTGCTTCCAGAAATAAATCGTGATCTACGTTTGATACGTATGTAGAGAGCTTATCTTTTACCATCACAGCTCTATCTTTTTCTTCCTTTACGCTCTCCAATTCCTTGTGTGTCTTAGAAAGTTGATTGTTGGAATTTACGAGCATAATGGCAAGTACAATGGAAACTAGAGTAATCATAATTGTTGACGTCAACAAAACTGTATTTTTCTTATTTTTCATAACAAAACCTCCACAACTTATTATATCAATAATTGTAAAGGTTTACAATGATATAAAGATAAATAAAGGGGCTAAATGCCCCAATTATTATCCTGCTGGTGCCATACCAAGTTTGGCTTTTAATTTCTTGATTTTTGCTTCATCGCTACCGAAGTACATTGTACCGTACTTATTCTTAGTTTGCTCATCAGTGCTTGCGCCTGCGGCGAATGATACATCTGTAGTAGCAAGCTCATCAGCTTTATCTTTGATCGTGTTAAGATCGATTGCATCCATTGACAGATTTCCTTTGTAGAATCCGTAGTAAGCTCCACCACCATCTGCAGTGTTTGATTCGAGCAAGATAGCGACATCTTTTGAAACTGTGTCAGCTCCAAAGTCAAGGATGTCATCATCGTTTTCGTAGCCTAGAGCTTTAACGTAAAGCGCTACTGGAATGTCCAAGAGACCAAGATCTACCTTGACATCTCCAACCCCACGGTTGTTTACATGGTAAGCGATGTTGCTTCCAAATGTTTTTGTAGGGTCAACGGCAAGACCGGAGATCTTAGCTGTTTGAGTCGCACCTTCTCCTTTTTTACCCTGGATAATGAAGAGGTTTTCTCCTTCTGTTGGGGTTTGATTCCCATCCAAAATGCGAACTGTCAAACTTTTAAAACCGACTGTCGCTGTACCTTGTTTTTGTTGTGTCATTTTAAATTTCCTTTCTAATAATCGTCATACAGTTTGCTCTTCCCTTTGTAGGTCCTAGCATCTGCATAGCGTTTGATTTCAGGGATCCATTCATCGAGACCCCCAGCAATTTGATAGAATCCTTGTGACTCCATCACCTTTTCAACTAACCCTTGCAATTTTTTGCATTCAATTCGGTTGGTCGATTCGACATTGATTTGATAAAGAAATGTTTTTGAAAAGCTTGTATTGCTTCCCTGGTCACTTTGGATAGGTGGCCCTAGTGGGATAATAACAATACTCGTCTGATCTGTTGGTAAGGTTTCAGGACGCTCAAATGATTTGATAGTGATCTTAGAAAGTTCCTCATCGCTCATCAGAGCATCATATATTTCTGATATCTTGTCTTTAATCATCCAAGCCCTTCTCCTTTCAATTTAGTTGCTAACCTATATTTAAATTTTTCTTTGTTGGCTTCCGAAAATCTTCGGATAACACCAAATCCCCTTGGATGGGCCTTTTTGGCATATCCAAATTCATTCAAATGCTCCAACCGCCAACGTGAGCCAGCACCAAAACCAAGTTTAACCATTGGCACTCCTTCAAAAGCACCCGTTACATTTCCGACTGTTGCGCTTTCGATTGTTTCTCCGGTCTTTCTAAAAACTTCTAGAGCCACTTGAAAATCTTCGAGTGTTTCAGTTGCTGCGCCTTTCAAAGCTCTATTCGCAGACCTTCTCACTTTCGCATCGCCAAGCTTTGCTTCTAAATTCCGGATGACTTCATCGAAGCCTCTTAATGTAGCGCCACTAGTCATTTGATCCACCAATAACAACAATTAAATAATCACGGTTGTCATAATCGGGACGAACGTCAATGATCTGCCATTTTTTATTTTCTAATCGGTGATCATTCACTTGTACAAAATGCTTATTATCAGGTTGATAGCTTGTTAAAGGATCTCTAATTTTTAAGGTCATCTTTGCAGTCATTGATTTCCCCGTTGAAATTTCGATATCCTTTAAACTAGGTGAGTAGATTTTTGCGAATGTATAAAATACTTTCTCAAAGCTCACATCCCTGCCATCTAATCCTTCAAGTACTTTTGAGTTATAAAATTCTACTGGAGTCCTTAATTCACTTGTATTGGTTTCTGGTTTCTTGTATTTAAACTCAGGCTTATTCATCTTCCACAACTACATCTTCGTTTAGATTTTCCGAAGCTACTAAATCGTATTCTTTAACAAAATCAGGTAATTTCTTCATCAATTCGTTTTTTCGATCATCATCAACTTCAAAAATGTCTCCAACGTGTCGGACAACATTTTCTTTCAAGTCAAAGAAATCTTGGATTGTTTCTAGCACTCTTTTCCTCCTATTGGGTGGTTTTGAAGTGATAACTCAAGGAGTTCTCCTTGAAAATTTGCAAAGAAAAACTCGACCTGATCGTTGTACAGATATCTTGCACGTTCCAAGACAAGCTCTTCAGTGCGAGAATCTGACAAATCAAAAGCTCCTGTTAAGTCGAGAATTGCTTTTTCGGATGAAGTCAACATCCTTGAAAGATTCTCGTCTTCTGCATCATGAAAGATTTTCATCCGCTCCTTGAATGTCCCTAGAAGCGGATGAAGTTGTTTTGTTTCTTCCATTCGGTGTCACCACCTATTATTTAATTTTCAATACCCAGACAGCAGCAGTCTTTTCATCGTGAGCCTTACCGTAAGCAAATTGCTTAGCAGTGTAGAGGTTCAAATCTTCGAGAGCATAAGTCTCGGTGAAGCGACCAAACTCGATTCCACCACCTACGAAGGCATCGTAGCGCCCTTTGACAAATGTAGTCACTTTACCAGCAGTTTGAGCAACTGATTCAACCAAGATCAAGTTGTATGGCATTGCAGTCACATATGTTCCTTGAGCGTTTAATGATGTGTATTGTTTCTTGACATCCCATGCATCCGCTGGGTTGACTACCATCACAACATTACCTTCAACTGCCACTGAATTGCCATCAGACTTAACAGAGTGATGTTTGTACACCGCAGTCAGTTCTTTGACAACTGTTGCAGAGTCAGCAAATGTAAGGTTCGCAGTTTGGGCCTCTTTTTCTGCGAAAGTTGTTTTATTGCCAGCCGCAGTTCCAGTGAGGGTACGAGAAAGACCGATAGGTTTGCCATCTCCGTCACCGTTCAAAAAGGCAGCTTCCAAAGCAGCAGCGAACGCTTCTGTGATTTGAGCAGATACGAATGATTGCAACAAGGCAGGTCCGAATTTTTCAGAATCTTTAGGGATGACTACAAATGCTGTTAATTTGTTTTGAATCGCTTCTTCTTCGTTGAAGGCTTGTTTCAATTGACCTTGAATTTCCCCATTGATCTTGCCCCAAAGAGCTGTACCAGTTTGGGTTGATTTAAGGAATTTAAGGCGGATGCCAGCATTTCGCAATCCGATGTGTTGCAAGAGTGGGCGAGATTTTACCATATCATCAAAGATACGGTCGATAGTTTCTTGCGGGAAGAGTTTTTCTACTCCAACAGGGGCAGTTTTGTCGATTTCGTTGAAGAATTCACGAGCTTCTGCTGACATTTTTGCATCATAAGGATTCATTTGCGAAACTTCCTCATGAGCGGCGTTGCGAGCTTGTTTCATCATCTCATTGGTCATCGACTCGATCATTTCATTATAGAGCTTCGCTTGTTCTTCTTGAGGTGCACCATTTGTTACAGCGTTCAAAAAGTTCTGGCGAATTTCATTGAATTTGTTTGATAATTGCATTGTCATTAGTATTTTTCCTTTCTAAAATGCAAAAAGACCGAACCCTTTCGGTACAGCCTTGTTTGTGTTATTTTCGCTACTTTCTGGAAAATTGAATTTTTTCTGTACAAATTCGCTATTTTCAAAAGTCTCTTTTGCGATTTGTCGAGCTTCTAGCTTATTAGCTACCAGCTCAGCGATTTTATCAACATCAGGAGTCATTGCTGACTTCATTTTTTCAATAAAATCATGTGGAATCATTGGAGTTTCGCTTGCAGCAAACGTAGGAGCGATTTCTTCAGCAAACATGATCTTGTCAGCAAATCCTTGATTCACTGCTGATTCAGCATCGAACCAGGTTGTCTTATCCATCAGACTTAATAAATCATCTAATGCTTTTCCTGTTTTATAGATATAAGCATTTGCGATTGATTTGTTAAATCCTTCAAGTACTTCAGCTTCATGCAGTAGAGCATTATGATCTCCACTAACGTTTGATGATACGTTGTGAATCATGATTTGGGCAGTAGG